ACTATTAAACCAAGTAGTATCAAACTGATTAGATTGTACTAATAAATTATAAGGCACATCTTCTATAAGATAATCTTCGTTTACTCTTGTTCCTGTTGAGTTTCTGTCAAAGTCAAAGTCGGCTTGAATTATTTCTTTCACTGTTATATAATCTACTGAAAGATTTGTATTAGCAGTTCTTGTGCTTAAAAATATTCTATCGCTTCCACTCGGATTACCAATAGTTTCAAAATTGTAAACACCATTTGCTGATGCAAGTTGACCATTATCTGACCCTCCATATCCAACTAAGACTTTAACATTCCCTTGCACATAATTAGAAACTTTAAATTCTATCTTATATCTTTTTCCTACTGATGAGCCGATAACTTGATACAGGTCAGCAAAAGTTGTGTGATTTACGTTAGCTTTACCACCACTTATAGTCCATCCTGTTCCCTTAGTCCAATTTGTATCAGTATCAAAACTACCATTAGTTACAAGCTCTGAGCCTAAATATTCAGCAGGTTTTATAGAATATAAGTAGTCCTCAGCATACGCTGTAGGTGTGGTTATTATGGATGCTTTCTTAAGTAAACTCATATCTTAATCTTCTAAGTTTTCTAATAGTTGTATTGTCATTGTATTGTTCTCGTATATTTGCACTCTCCTATTCAAGTCAGAAGTGTGGTACTCTATTTGATATACGTCTGCCCAATCAATCGTTGAGGTTGCGTTCCCCCAATAACTCTCGCTGTAACTTTTTCCCCAATTTATTGTATTTGCCATCTAAATACTCTTTTAATTTAATTATATTTTTATTCTTTGGTTTGTATATCACAATACCCATCCGTTAAATGTAGCATCACTATCAGGAAACACGTCTCCTCCTGTGTTCTGATTATACTCAGGAAATAAACTACTGTTGTTATTGATGTAATCTAAAAATCTTTGTGTATAATACTCTGCTGTATTTCTTGCTTTGTTTACTAAAAAGTCAACCTCACTCTTAGAAACTGTTTCTGCACTTTCTGATGATCCTTTAAAAACCCCTCCGTTCTTGATCTGATAAGCTGCATAAGGAATATACTCTGCTTGTGCAAACCAAATTAACATAGGTTGTACATATTCATTTACTAAGGTTTCATAGTTTCCTGACAAACCTGATCCTGCAATGTCTGCACCTATTTTGTCATATAGTTTAGTTCCTAAGTAGTTTCTTATTTCAATTTGTTGTGCTAACTTAATAAACTGTATAAATTTATCTGTATCAACATTACCATCAATAATACTGTTCTTGACTAAATCTGTTCTCGATATGAATAATACTGTTGCCATAATTATCTACTTATTCCTATTTTCTTAGCGTATGATGCTGTATATCCTTTGTAAGGCATATCCTTTGGTGCTACAGGTACTTTTTGAGCATTTTTAGGTGCTTTAAAACCTTTACTCTTAGCTTCTGAGCTTGTTATTTCTGTACCTAACCCATTACCACCTTTTTTTGCATAAGTCTTTCTAAACCATTTGTGTTGGCATCTTGCTCCACCTTTGTAAAGCCATATAGAATATGTTGCTGCTCCACTTTTTCCAAACCCTGCATTTACAGCCTTTTTACTCATAGCCATAATATCTTCTTTACGATATACTTTATTTGCTGCTACCATTTTCTTACAAAACTCTCTTGAAGTTGGTTTAACTCTTGCAGGACTGTATATATATCTAACGAGGAATGTTACACCTTTTTGTGATTCTTGTTTAGATTTACCATCTTGTTCACTTTCTCTATAAGGTGTTGCTTTACCTACTCTTGCTAATTCTGTTTTGTTTAAATCTTCTACAACCTCATCCATTTCATCTTCAAAGTCATAATTAACTTCAGACTCATCTACAATGTCATATTCTTTTAATAAATCCTCTTCGCTTTGACCTAAACTTATTAATTCATCAGCGATCTCATTATCTATAGGGTTGTCTTTACTTAACTTAACTCCTGTTTCTTCTTCCTTAGTTTCTTCGTCCTCTACGTTCTCTAAGTCTGTAAATTCAAGTGGCTGAAGCGTTTTAAAGTACAAATGCAAGGCGATATCGTTGTAAGCAAGTATTTGGTCAAAGGCATCTATTAAAAGCCCTTGAAAGCCTTTAATTACTAAGTTGTCAAATAAGATAGAAGCTGTTTTTAATTCGTCAGCATTATTACCAAGACCTGTACTATCCTTAATACCAAATAACATAGGACTTACAACCCTGTGAGCTACCATAATTTTTTTAGAACTTTCATCACTTAAAAACTGATATTGATTGTGAGCATCACTAAGTTGAATAGGGTCTATTGTTGCTGCTGTTTCAGAATTGTCATTAAAAGCTAAAATAAATTTACCTGCATTACTTGAGCCACTAAATTTCTCGTAGATACGTCTTTCTATCATTTCTCTTTGCTCAGGATCAGGAGTACCATTATTGAAGTTTATTAGCATACTTGGTGCAAGTCCGTTTAGTATGTTGTTTAAATGGTAGTTGGATATCTCCTCCTCTAATTCAGCGTATTGTGTTCCACCTTGATAATCTACAGGACTATAATACTTAAAACCTGCTCTATAAGGTTTAATGTAAAGTATTTCTAATCCCTCTTTAGAAGTTCCGAATGCAGGTATTCTTTTTAATTCGTTTCCTCGCTTGTACTTTGACCAATCACTAAAATAATAGTAACCCTCAATATCTCCTTTTTCGTTACACTTTTCTGCTCTTAACGTTTCAATAGGTATGTGTTCTAATTGTACAATTCTACTTCTGTCTTTAGAATAAATGACTTGTATTGCACATTGACCCATTAATTTTAGATCATAGCATAGTTTTCTTACACAATCCTTGTTGAATAATGCTTTCATTTGAGCATACTCATTAGGTTTTTTATTTGAGTTGGTAGCATCTAAGCCTTTTCCGTAAATCATCTCACTAACACCGTTTATAATAGCGTTATTTGTAGGACTTCCGTTGTATCTGTCTATTAAGTATTGAAAGTAGTTGTTATCACTACCATACTCAATAAAGTTCTTACCACTAACCTCTTTTACTTGTGGAGAAGTGTAAGTGCTTAAATTTACTATACTTAAATCTGATTTATTTTTCATATTACAATATAATCATTATCGTAGACATCGTTTCCTGTTGGCACAGTATATTCTGCATTATTTACTGAATAACTTGAAATAGTTTGATTTGTACAAAAAACTTTATCTTTATATATCACATTACTTCCCTCTTTTAATGTAAGGTCATAGAATCTACCCTCTACAAGTACAGGACTTAATGCTTGTGATAACACTAAATAGTTTTTGTCTGTTGTTGTGCTTATTGTGTATGTCGTTGAGGTGTTTGTTGAATCGTCTCTTAGAATCATACTAACAGAACTTGCATAACTTCTTGGTATTACTTTTAAAGTTTGAGCTGATGCAGATGTCGTTAAGTGTATCATACTTATATAACGTACAAACTTTAAATTTTGTGTATAAAAAAAGAGGAGTCCGAAAACTCCCCCTTAATTCAAAAAACTAAATATAATTGATGAAAACTTTTATAAATATACAAAAATTATTTTTAATTCGGTGTAATTTGATCTATGTCTGAATTATTCACAACCTCTGTACTTAGTACAAATGGTGGTGGTATTCTTTCTTGTGATACTAATGTTAAAGTAAATCCACTTAGGTCTCCCATAGCAGCTCCACTCACAATCGATCCACCTGTAACTTCACATCCGTGTTCTAAGCCCATCACAAAGTAGTTTCCGTTATAATCTTCTACAAAAACGTGTGGTCTTGCGTGTGAGATTAATTTAACTTCTTCTTGTGTTGCTTTTTCAAGGAATGTTAATGTTAAGTTTAATGTTGATTCGTAAAATGTAGTTCCGTTTTCTCTTGAGCTGTTAATTGCAGTTTCTAAGGATGAATTACCCTTAATGTCAAACTTTTTCAAAACACCACTTGTAGATGGTGCTGATCCTGTTAAAGATGCAAAGGTAGCAATTTCGCCATTAAAGTCAGTGTCAAAAGGTGTTTTAGATGCACTATCTGCTGCTGCTCCAAGAGTACCGAAATCTGCAAAGTAAACAGTCTTAAGACCACCTACTCCTGATTTACAAGGGACTGCACGTCCCTGAGTTATTGTACAAGGCATAATTTTTAGTTATTAAAAAAGGGTAGGCAGACTACTACCCACCCTCTTATATGTTAGTTAAAATATTAAGAATAAAGAACTACATCAGCACCAACACCAATTTGGCATCCTGCTGTATATCTCATTACTACTCTTACGTTTTGTGATCCATCGATATCTGACATATCAATTACTTTCACTTCGTTTCTGTCGTTTAATAGACCTGTTCCAAAGAATAAGTTACTTGATCTTGCAGCCATTGCGTTGTTATCTGCTAAACCTGATGTTGGATAAATCTTGATACCATCAAAGAATAAGTTATTCAAAGATTGGTTGTTACCTTTGTTATCGTATCCGTTAGCTCCTAAACCTGATGCACCAAAACCACCTAAAGCTCTAATGTAAGCTCTATAAATGTTTTGTGATACATAAATAACAAGGTCATCTGCTCCGTAAACTGAACTTGGAATAGCATCTACAATAGCTCCTAATTGTGCAACTACGTTTGCAGAAGTTACAGTTGCTTTTGCAACATCTACTACAGTTCCGTCAGCAGCAGCTAAAGTTTTTAAGCCATCGAAGTTACCCTCTCCTGCTGCACCTGCCCATATAGAAGTTTCAGTAGCACTTGCTACCTCTGCTGCTACTCTTGCGATAACGAAATCAGAGAATAGTGGAGGTAAGTTGTCAAAAGCA